ATATTACCTCAATTGGTGAAGTAGTCACCTCTGATGCTACTTCTTACACCATACTTGCTGGCAACAATAAGTTGTTTAAGTTAAGTGGCTCATCTTTGGTGACATTGACTTATGGTGGCGGCGGTACTGCTCCTACCATTACTGCAAGCAATTGGCAAATGGTTTCGTTGGCTGGCGCACTCTATTTGTTCCAGTCAGGATACGATCCTCTTGTGTTTGATCCTGCATTGTCTACAACGACTTTTAGACGGGTTAGCGAGTTAACTGGCTATGCAGGTACTGTTCAGTTGGCAAACACGGCTTTAAGTGCCTATGGAAGGCTTTGGACAGCCGATGTGTCGTCAGACAAGTTAACTGTTCAATGGTGCGATACCAAGTTGGCAAACAAATGGAATTCTGGTACGGCAGGAACGCTAGATACCACTACTGTTTGGCCTAAAGGTGGCGATGTAATTATCGCTTTGGGTGCTCACAACGGCTTTTTGTTTATCTTTGGCAAGAACAATATTCTTGTTTATCAAGGAGCAACAACCCCGTCAACAATGACTTTACAGGATGTCATCACAGGAATTGGCTGTGTGGCTAGAGATTCCTTGGCTTACACGGGTACTGACCTGATATTCTTGTCATCTACGGGTGTGCGTAGTGCCTTAAGGACTATCCAAGAGAAGTCTATGCCCTTGCGAGACTTGTCTAAGAATGTCCGTAATGACCTGATTACTGCTATTGCTGGAGAGTCTTTACCTACCATTAAATCTGTATACAACAGTAAAGAAGCCATTTACTTGTTGACCTTGCCCGTATTGAAGTCAGTCTACTGCTTTGATATGAAGGGTACTTTGCAAGATGGTTCTGCAAGGGTTACGACTTGGGACTCAATTGAGCCTAAATCCTTGTTAACCAAACAAGATGGTACTTTGTACATCGGTAAAGGGGGCTATCTTGCTACCTATTCTGGTTATAACGATGATACCGCCATATATCGTTTTCAATATTTTACGAACCATACTGATCTTGGTACGCCATCTGCTACGTCTATTCTAAAGAAACTCAGAACTGTGGTGATTGGTGGTAGCAATCAGTATGTAACTTTTAAATGGGGTTACGACTTTACTGGTAATTATTACTCTCAGTCGGCTAAAATTCCTACTCAGTCTGTTTCATATTATGGTATAGCCGAGTATGGAGCAAATGCAACAACAGTTGCCTACTATTCTGGTGGTGTAACTTTGCAGACATTGAGTGTTTACCCAACTGGTTCGGGCAAGGTTGTTCAAACTGGTTATGAAGCAGACATCAATACTTTCCCGTTGAGCATCCAAAAGATTGAGATATTTGCCAAAGAAGGCAAGGTTTATTAAGGAACTGTAATGACAGATTACACAAAAGCAACCAATTTCGCCAGCAAGGATAGTCTTTCCTCTGGCAACTCCTTAAAGATTGTTAAGGGTACTGAGATTGATACTGAATTTAACAGTATTGCTACTGCTATTGCTACCAAGGCAGACTTGTCTGGCCCTACCTTTACAGGTACGCCTACATTGCCTACGGGAACAATTGCAACGACTCAAAGTTCTTCAGATAGTTCAACTAAGTTAGCGACTACTGCGTTTGTACAGTCTGTTTTACAGGTTTTATATCCAATTGGTTCTGTCTACTCAAATGCTACTTCAAGCACTAACCCAGGCACATTGCTTGGTTTTGGTACATGGACAGCATTTGGTGCTGGTAAGGTCATGGTTGGTTTGGATAGTGGTGATGCCACATTCAGCACAGTAGGTAACACGGGTGGCTCTAAAGACGCTATTACTGTTAGCCATACCCACACGGCTACTTCTACTGATTCTGGTCACACACATACATTATCAATTAGTGGTGGTTCTTCTATAACTGGTTTGGGTGGTTCTGGATCATCTGGTTGGCAAGGAACAAATACTGGCGTTACTTATGTCAGTACAAGTGGAACTAACTCATCAACAGCAAATATATCAACAACAATTAACTCTACTGGTTCAAGTGGCACAAATGCCAATTTGATGCCTTATGTAGTTGTCTATATGTGGAAACGCACAGCATGATTACGCACCACTTTAGTGATGGACTGTATGCCAAAAAAATGGCATTTAATGCGGGTGAGGCTATCTTGAAGCACACCCACAATTACAGTCATTTGTCTATTTTGGCAAAAGGTAAAGTTGCTGTGTTGCGTGGTGATGAGATTGATATTGTTGATGCACCAGCGTGTATTGAGATTAAATCAGGTCTGACTCATGGAGTTAAGGCTATTACAGATTGTGTTTGGTATTGCATCCATGCTACTGACGAGAAAGACCCGTCTAAAGTGGATGAAGTTTTGATTAAGGGGAAATAATATGCCAATGGCTTATGTTGCTGGTGCAAGTTTATTAGGAGGCTACCTTCAGGGTGAGTCTGCTAAAAGTGCGGCTCAAACTGGAGCAAATGCACAATTAGAGGCGGCTAGAATAGCGGCTGAGTCGGCTAAATTTCGCCCCGTTGGTGTAACAAGTCGCTATGGAACATCCCAATTTACAACGGATGCCCAAGGCAATTTAACAGGCGCAGGATACAACGTATCTCCTGAGTATCAAGCCTATCAACAACAGTTATCTGGTTTATTAGGCAATCAAATTCAACAAGGTTTAGGAGCACAACAACAGTATGCTCCATTAACGGGTGCGGCAGGAAGTCTATTTAACCTTGGACAAGGCTATTTGGCTCAATCTCCTGAACAAGCGGCCCAGAAATACATGGAAAGTCAACAAGCGTTGCTTGCTCCAAGTCGTGAACGTGAGTCTGCTTTGTTAGCAAATCAGTTATCAAACACAGGGCGTACAGGTTTGTCTATTGCTCAGGGCGGTAACTTATTATCTGCTAATCCAGAGCAAGCGGCTCTTGCTAATGCTAGGGCTATGCAAGACCTTCAATTGGCGGCAAGTGCTACTCAAGCAGGTCAACAACAAACTGCCTTTGGCGCAGGATTGTTTGGTCAAGGCGCAGGATTGCTTGGGCAATATCAACAAGGTCAAATTGGTGCGTTGTCACCATTCCAAAATACTCTTGGCGTACAAAGTGGTATCGAGCAACTTGGACAAAACCCATTGACATTGGGTGCTGGTTTGGGTGGTCAAGCCGCCGCTTATGGAGCGCAATCGGGAAGATTTATTTCCCAAGGCGCACAAGCCGCCGCACCAATGGCTTATCAAGCGGCTTCTTACAATCCTTTGGCAAATGTATTGCAGGGTGTTGGAACAAATCCATACTTTACGCAATCAATGATGCAACCATACAACCAAGCGCAAATAGCAATGGGTCAATATGGAGCAGAAAATGTATACGGGTATGGTGGAAAAGGACAAGTTCCCACATCCGTTAATTGGGATATTTAAGGAGTAACCAAATGGCAGATTCAATCGTAAGTGGTTTATTTGGTACTCCTGAAATGTATCAAGCACAAGAAAATCAAAAAGCACTAGCACAATCAGCGCAATTAGGACAACTTGATCCTTTTTCGTCTGCTCGTACTAGCCTTATCTATGGAGGCCGTCAAATTCCAAATATGCTTGGAGCGCAAGACCCTCAGTTACAGATATTAAGCGCAAGAAATTCTGTAATGCGTGAAGTCAATCCGAATGATCCTGATTCTCTTATGTCTGGTGCTCAAAGATTGGCGCAATTTGATCCTCAAGGTGCTAGTGCATTGGCTAATCAGGCTAGGGAAGCACAAGTTAAATTGTCTCAAGTTGTACGAAACACACGTGAAGCCCGTGGACTAAGCATGGGCGCAGACCTTATGAAGGCAAATGCAGAAGCAGGAATAAAAGCCTCCATTAGACAATTAGAAGGACAAGAACAAACACCAGATGTTGTTTCTGCATTGCAAGTCTACAAAGATCAGTTAACTGCTTTAACTCGTCCTAAAGAATATGCCCCATCTGAAATATCTAAGTTAATGAATGAAAGAGCGCAACTTGATCCTGTAAAAGATAAAGAAGCATACGATATTTTGACAAACAGAATGAAAAAATTGAGTACCGAGAAATCACTTGGCGAATCAATTGGAGAAGGACTTGGTTTATTAGGAAGAGCACTTGCTCCTGCACTTAAAAAAGAAGGTGAAGAAACGGGTAAATTCTCTGCTGAAAACTTCAATAAACTTGGCAGTTCAGTTGCCGCAGGTACGGCATCTCAGCGTAATCTTGCAACTCTTGAAACTGCTTTGTCTAACGCATTTACAGGAAAGTTTGCAGAGTCTAAAGAAGGTGTAATTACATCTTTAACTGCTCTTGGAATACCAGTTGGTAGCGATTTAAAAGATGCGGCATCTAACACGCAGTTAATTCAGGCTATGGGTACTCGATATGTGTTCCCATTGGTTAAGAACTTCCCTGGCTCTCTTGCCGCAAAAGAATTGGATCGTTTAGAAAAGACTGCGCCAAATGCTTTGCAACAACCTGAAACTATCCAACGTCTTGTTAACTTGATGAAAGTTGACCTTGCTGAGAACAAGTACACATACGACAGAGCAAAAGAATACAAAGAAAAGAATAAATCAACAATTAACTTCAATGAAGCAGATAGTCGTATTGAGTTCCAAACAAAACTTACTAAGTTGCAAGACTTGGTTGCTGGTGTAAAACGTAAGAAGTCAAAGACAAAAGAAGAAGATCAGCAAATAACTACACTTAAATCAGAATTGGGGCTTTAATATGGCTGGCGAATTTGATGTAACAGATATTCCTTTTGAAGACACTACTGCCGCCAAAGAAATAAGCAAGTCTGTTCTTAGTCCTGACTATCGTGCGCCTAGAGGTGCATTTGGAGCACAAGAAATTGGCGGTCTTGTTGGTGCTATTGGTGGCGGCGCAATAGGCAGTGTGGCTGGCCCAATGGGTGCTATTGGTGGAAGTGCATTAGGTGCTGGTATTGGAGGAACAATAGGCGAGGCTGTTGAGCAATATACAAGGGAAGAAAAACCTTCTTTGTCTCTTGCTACTCAAGCAGGATTAGAAGAAGCCGCATGGGACTTAGGTGGAAATCTTGTTCTTAAAGGTGCAGGTAAAGTCCTTAGATTTGGTGCTGACAAACTTGGTTTTTCACAAAAAGATGTGCCTGATGCCAACAAAGCGGCTGAAGAATTTTTACAAAAGCAAGGTTCTTCTTTACCTATTGCGGCAAGGACAGGCTCAAATGCCATGTCTACATTAGAAAGTTTGGCATTCACACCTGCTACTTATGGTATTTTCAAAGCAAAGCAACAAGAAATTAGTGATGCTTTACAGTCTGGTTCTAAAGACATTCTTAAATCATTGTCAAAAAGCCCTGAGTTTGAGCAAGCATTAAGAAGTAGTACATCTTCTCAGTATGCCTCTGGTGAGATTCTGCAAAACTTTATAAAGCAAGGACAAGATGCTTTAAGTCTTTCCGTAAAGCCTTTATATGAAAGCATATTTGCAGACAAAAAGTCTTTAATTTCTACTTTCCCATTGAACTCTTGGGCTGGTTCTCAGTTGGCTCAACCTGCGTCTTTGACTGCGGGTCAAAAAACCATCCTGAACGAGATTAAAAATCTTCCACCTAATGTTGATATGCAATATATGCACGATATTAGGTCACGTTGGTTGGCTGAGAATCGTGATAAATATGCGTCTTCTACTGCTACTGAGAAAGATAGTAGGGCATCTAAGACCATTACTAGTTTGGTTGACAGAATTGATAATGCAATGGATGTATCTGCAAAGTCAACTCTTGACCCAAAAACATATCAAAAATACCAAACAGTAACAAAAACCTATCGTGAGGGAGTTCAAGGTCTTCAGTCTGATGCTATTACACAGGCATTGACATTAAATGCAGAAGAAGTTGGTGGTCATTTGTTTAGAACTGGCAATGAAACGCCTATTAAAGATTTGTATAAATCAATTTCTGCCGCAAGCACATTATCTAAAAAACCAGCAAACGAAGTTATAGATGCTCTGCGCTATGGTTATCTTGAGGCAATGGTACATACGCCTGAAAATCTATTAAAGTTTTCCAATGACTTGGAACAAAACAAGTTGATGAAAAATACTTATGACAGATTGTTTGCTGGTACTCCACAAGATGAAGCAATTAAGGCTATGAACAATGCCGCAAAACTTGGTTTAGTTGAGCCAAAGTCATTGCCAGGCATGGCTTACCAAACAATGAAGGCTGGTTTAAATGTGGCTGGCCCAATATCAGTTATTGGTTCTGGCCTTTATTTCTCTCTTTCGCCTGAACAACAAAACAACATAAAAGACAATTTGGGTAGCATGGCAGTTGCTGGTGGTGGCTTGATCTTTTCTCAGCGTCAATTAGCCAAAGTTTTACTTGATCCTAAAGGCGCAAAAGCAATAACATATTTATCAACAGCAAAAGATAAGTTAACTTCGCCTACTGCATTTACAAAACTTGTTGCAGAGCCAATTTCTAACATTCTTGGTGGTAGCGGTGCAAGTGAAGAGTTCTTCCCCAAAGGACGGGGAGAATTTGACGTTAGCGACATTCCAATCAAGTAGGAGCAAGCCATTGATCCAATCACCATCTTTGCTGGATGCAAACTTGCCTATGAAGGAATCAAGACGGCAGTTCAAGCCTATCAAGACATCAAGAAGACTGGCGGTGAGGTTGCAGGTATTGCTGGTGAAGTCGGTGGGTTACTCTCGAAATTCTTTCATGGTCAAGACCAGTTAGAAGAAGACTACAAAAAGAAGCAAGAAGAGACTAAAGAGTTAGCAAAGCAGGGCAAAGTTAAGAATGTAACCATGCAAGCGATTGATAACGTAATGCACGTTAGGCAAATCAGACAGTATTACAAAGACTTAGAACACATGGTTAGATACGAGTTGGGTATGCCTGACTTGTGGGTTGAGATTCAAGCAGAGCGTGACAAACTGATTGAAGAAGCCAAAGCAATAACAAAATTACAACAAGCGGCTGAGAGACAAGAAAATCTTAAAAGACAAGAGAAGCGTAGAAGGATAAAAGAGAAAGTACATATATACATAGCAATATCCATTGCAGTTGTTTATGTTTGCGTTTCTGTTTGGTCTTTAACATGGTTAGTGGAATATGACAGGGAATGGAGATGGGGATACTAATATGGGAACTCGCCGTTATGGTTGTTGTCACCATATTCCTAGTAGTGGTGGTAATTGGTGCGTCTTGGTTTGTGCGTGAGCATGACAAACGGGCTGATTACTATAAAAAGCAAGCAGAAATCTGTTGGAGAAATAAATGA